CGACATCCAGGCCATACAGATGAGCAAAATTGGGCTCTAGCGAGTATTCTGTGTCACCATAGAATGCTAGCTTTCCTGCTCGCAGAGCTGAGCCGAGGATGACTGAAGCCATGACGGTCTTACCCGTGCTGGCTCCGCCAAACGTTTGGATGATTCTACCAACCGGAATGCCCCCAGGAAGCTTTCCTCGAATAGCTAGATCTAGTTGCGTACATCCGGTGGAACACCACTCAGTGATAATAGGAAGGTCATTGACTTTCATTCCTCGAATTACCTCTCTAACCATATCAGAAATCGTCATTAATCTTCTCTGATCTCTTCCATTCTGTCTTCTAGTCGAGATGCCATACGATTCTTTCGAATATCCATCATGGCAGCATCGAAAGCCTGATCTTTATCAGCATTTTTCGAAAGACGAGAAGAGGGAGCTGATAACTCTTGACTAGAATAATATGAATGAATGAACAGCGTTACAAGATCTCGCAACATTGCTTTTCGGTGATTCATATCTTCTTGAAGATGAGCAAGCGTTTTGTATGTTCGTTCAGCTTCAAGATACTTTTGCTGTGCTTCTTGATATGTAGGCTGTAATCTCACCGTAGCTATTGTAAGATCTGCTGTAGGAGCTTTCTCTAAACCAAACACACCAGGAGTCAGTTTAACAGCACTAAGTAATTCACTTTCGACTCTTTCAAAGTCCGTTTTGGCCTGATGATGCTGATACTGAGCTTCAACAACAGATAGTCCAATTTCTAGATATAACCCAGGATGTATCTGGCATTCATGTTCCAGATTATTCTTATCAATTTTAACCTGTTCTGCCCAAACAGCAATTTTTTCTTCAAGCATCGGATTATTCATACTTTACCCCTTTTTCTGTGTAGCAGCAGTTCGACGCTTCTGGAATTCTGCTAGCTTGGCCTGGACCTGACTTGATAGCCCTTTCTTCTCTTCAGTTGTCGGAACTGCAGGAACCTCTGCAACCGGCTTCTGCTCAACAGGAGCAGCGGCAGCAACAGCAGCCGGCTTTGAAGTCGGGGGCGTTGGTTGGCCCTCTTCCTGAATTGTTTCTACAACATCAACTCGAGCTCGAGAAGGCATTGACCTAGGAGCTTGCTTCTGCGCTTCAGGCTGTGCTGCAGATTCATTCTTCGTTTCTTCCTCAGTAACCGGTTTATCACTGTGAGTAGCCAGATGACGAAGAATCTCATCCTCGGACATAAAATACAGAAGGTCAGTAAAAGTCGGAAGATCCTTATACCACTCTGCCGGAATGGCCTTAGGTGCGCAAAGCTGGAATGCTGTAAATTGAATTCCAGCTCGCTTGAAACGCACATCTTGACCGGTTTTCGGATCAGAAATATCAACAGCCAGAGACGTATCTCGAGGGTTGATAGACAGATCACGAACATTATCATGAACCAATGAAGATGCTGAGTACCAACAAATTCCTTGCATCTCTGTCTTTTCATCCTTGGTATTCACGACATAGTAAAGCCAACGATTCTTGGCGAACAATGCCTTTGCAACCTTTGACTGATTATCAGCTCGGTACAGCTCTGTTGCAAACTCGCAAATCGGACAAGGCTGACCCAACGGCTTGTTGTCTTCTCCATGAGTTCGATTGGGACACAAAACCAGAACTTGCTCTGTTCCAATCTTCTCATGAACACAGATTTTTCGACCATATGTAATTTCAACATCTGGCGGCGGGAGAATTCGCAGAAAATTATCTCCCTGCTCTGTCTTGTAAAGCCCCAAACCAATCCGCTCAGCTACATCCAAATTAACTGGATAGAAATGCTGCTGCTTTCCACCTGAGCCTCGATTCTTATAATCTGCTGCTACCTCAACTGCACGGTTTCGTGCCATCGTCCTATTCTCCTTTCTCAAATTCAATTTCGAAACATGCCCGGGCAACAAGAGCACCCAGGTGTGACTTTCCACCATAATATACGGATGAAGAAAACAATCGAAGCATCCGAGTCAAATCTACTGCTACTTTCTCATCATCGGTTGATAAGAGTTTCTTGTAAAGAAAACCCAAAATGGATCTTCGAATCTTTTCTGCATCATCTTCAATCGAATCGTAAGTCGTAATGATCCTCTTCCAATTAGAACGACGCTTGGATGGATCCATGTACATCAGTTTGCAAATTTCAATAACCTGAACATCTCGTTCTGTTCCTGTAGAGAGAATTTTCAATGCTTCTTCTACAGATTCAATGTCCTTCACCTGTTCTAGACTAACCAAAGCTTTTCTTGGCGATCCCTCACTATTTTCAATGATGGCAAGTAGAATTTCATCAGCTGTAGTAATCTTCTCTTTTTCACAAGCATCCATCAGAAGATTGAAAATGTCTTGCTGAGCTAGAGGATAAACTTCGTATCGAGTACAACGATTCTGAATTGTTTTGATAATAGATTCAGGATTCGTAGTACACAAAAAGAAGAAACAATGTTCTGGTGTCTCTTCTAAAGGCTTCAATAATCCTTCCTGCGCAGCAGCAGTAAGCTGATGGGATTCATCTAGGATGTATGCTTTGACTTTACCGCCCATGGGTCGAAGAGCAGCTTTTCGAGAAATCTCTCGGACCGTTTCAATACCATTAGTATTTGCAGCATTCAATTCAAAGATGTCTATCTCATCGCAACCAAATTCGTGACATAGGATTCGAGCTAGTGTGGTCTTTCCACAACCGCTAGGACCAGCAAAGAGATAAACGTGTGGGCGTTTCTCTGGGGGCTGTCTAAGAACCTTATTCAAGAGCTTGATTGTTGGTTCATTGCCTCGAACTTCATTCAGCGTTGTTGGACGAACTCTTTGGTATAAGGACATCTAAGTACCTCCAGATATAATATACTCTATTCAAACTTCAACGCTTCCATTTCGTACCAGTTTTTTCCAATCTCCCACTCAACAGGTGTTGGAATTGTTTGCCATGGGAATCGAACTGATTCGAAGATGGCAGTAGAGTATTCAACAATTTCTGGAATCTCTTCTTCGACAGCTTGAAAAGTACAACTATCATGTACTTCAACAAACAAAAAGGACTTAAGATTTCTTCGAATTGTTTCTTCATCAACTCGTCGAAGACCATCTACGAACAAAACAAACCCGGTACCTTGCGTAGGATTGTTGTAGAGTTGGAAAAGGGACAATGGACCACGTCGTTTGAATTTCGGCAACGCTTGAAAGAAGCCTAAACGATTATACTGGTCTACGACTTCATTTTGCCACTTCCGAACATCCTTATATGTTTCCCAGAACTCTGCCTGGGTTTTTTCAATATGCTCCAAGGAGATCTCTGCTTCTATAAAAGCATCATAGTTAGCGATTGACCGAGGTACAGATCCATAAAAACTAGCAAATACGAATCCGTTCTTGGTATCATAACGAAGACTGCTTCTCTTCTTTTCATCAAGATCATCCCAATGATATTTTGATCTCGAATACAAGCGCTTCGTCCAGTCTCTATGAAAATCAACTTTATCAATCAGCTGTTTGGTAAGAATTGGATCATTTGATTCCATTGTAATGATTCGAACTTCCAAACTGCTCTTGTCACATTCAAGAAGAATTCGACCTTCTTCAGCAACAATCGCTTTTCGAAGTTGTTTTTGATCTTTATCATGCTTCGGAACATTCTGTATGTTTGGATCCAAAGATGATGATCGATATGTTTTTGCAATGTTCTGAGTCAAATTTGGATGGACTTTCCCCTTTGGATCCATGTTCTTTTCAAAGTTCTCAATCCTTTTCAGAATACCCCCACTACCATCAACTTTTCGATATTGAATGATCGCATTGATGAATGTTGTAACTTCAGAACTGGCCGGCTTCTTAAGAATCTCTGGAAACACCCCCGCATCTGTAGAAGGACGACCTGTCCTTGTTTTACCTACGATGGGTTGTTTCATATACGTGTACAACACTTTTCCAATTTGTGGCACAGATGTGATAGAAAAGGTCTTCTCTTCTTCTTTTTCATATTGCTGAACAGCGGGACAAGCATGAATGATTTGACTTTGTGTATCCCGTACTTTCGTAAATTTTTCTTTGAGAGAATTCAATTCCTTCACATCCAATTGAACTCCTCGATGACGAAGTCGAGATAGCATAGGAGCTGCGGCCATGTAAATTTGACAGAAATCCGCAAGATTCTGATCTTCTGCAAGTCGACGGTTTTGTTCTAGATATGCCCAGTATGTGTATCGAGCATCAAAGCAATTGTAATTTGCTACCACGTTTAGAGGCAACTCATTTAGGTTTTCCTTATGCCCAACATCATAAAGATGTCCTGCAAGACGAAAGG